CACATGGACTGAATCTTTTCAAGATTTATCATATAAAATTATTTTTGAAAGTAATTGTCTAGTCGATTACCATTTGGATCAGTAATATTAAAGATGGTATATTTGAAAGTTACCTCTGCTGTAAAATAGTTATAGTCACGAGTTGTAACATCAAAGTCTAAAGTTGAAAGTGATACTGGAAATGCATCTTTAAAGTTAATTAAAACACTTGGTTTATAATTACTATTTAAAACTTGTAAAGTTGCATCTGAAAATTCAAAATAACGAGGATCTCCATCATCACTTGCAGAGGCATTAGTTCTAATATCATCTTTTTTCAATTGTGAAAATTGACCTATAGATTCTGGAAATCCAAGACCAGTTATCCACTTGTAGATTGCAAGATAGTTCTCCATCTTTTCATCTACTAAAAAACGAACGTTTAAATCATCATACAAAACTTTATCTCCAGGCACAGGAATATCCTTCAAATAAGTGGGTTGAACAGCAGTTCCCATGCTTATTTGAGGTATGTTCGCAGATTGACAAAGAAAATCAACCTTTGGAGTTTTAGTTAGAATCAACTTAAAACCAAGAGGAGACATGTAGTTCCTATTGGCTATTTGTTTGTCAAAGGGTGATACTGAATCAGTCATTTACTTTTTTGCAATTTTTTGATTCTTTTAACATAAAGAATCTCAGCGTGTGAGTATAAAATTGGATTTTTCTTTGATCTTTTGATAATAAGTTTTGCAGCTTCTTTATCGTCCATGTTACTATTTAGACACAAAAAAAGAGACCCTTTCGGGTCTCCGTAAAAAATATGCAATATGACTTACATAAGGTTTGTAACAGATACTCTTCTGTAGTAACGGTTAGCGTTAACAGTAAGTGTTCCTGATCCTTGTGTTGTACCTTGTGAGAATGGGTTCTCAACCATTCCGTAACGAGTCTTAAAGCCAATTTTTGGTTGGAATGTATCCTGACCAACGGCTCTAACCATCTGTAGTGGAACGTAAGGACAATAGAATAGACCAGCATCGTAAGGTGAAGTACCTTTGTATCCGATAACATAGTACTGAGTTGCAGCACTGTTTGCAGCGAATGGGTCGATGTACACTCTGTACTTACCGTTGATAACACCAGCAAATGTATTACCTGTGTCGTCTACGTTTAAGTTAGCGTTAAGAGCAGGGGTGTAATCTAGAACACCAGCCATTGTTAATGCAGAAGCAACGTCAGCAGAGCAAAGGATGATGTTACCCTTTCCACGACGAGTTCTTTGTGCAATAGCGTTTGCATCTCTTTCGATCTGGAATAGAAGTCCTTTGAACTTCTCAACAGACCATCTACCATTTGAGTCAACGTCTAAGTTGAATGTACCAGCAGATGCTACGTTAACCTGAGCACCAGTCTCAGCAGTTTTGTAGATTGTTCTGATAACTTCTCTGTTGATTTCAGCAAGAATTTCAGTTGATAGAATGTTTGCTAACTCAGCCTCAGCGTTCAATCCGTGGATTGCCTTAAGGTCTTGAGCTAATTCTAAACTGTACTGTGCTTTTAGAGCTCTTGACTTCGCAGTCACAGTAACTTTCTCGATTGAGAAAGCCATCTCGTTGAAAGTCTTACTTGAATCTCCGAGATCTTCTGCGTCGTCTGTACGCATACCTTGACCAACATCATATGCAACTTGTTTTGCATCTGTTGAAGGGTTAAGAGCGCCTGGGTTAGTACCTGACTGAGCAGTTGTACCTAAACCAGTTGTAACAGATGTAAATCCATCTGTATATGTATTCTCTTGGTTCTGTCCAGAGAATGCTGAATCTGGTTCGTTGAATAATGCCTCTGTTCCAAGCATGTTGTTAGCATTTGTGCCATCAACAAATCTGGATCTCATTGCGAAAATAAGTCCTGTTGGAGCGTTCATTGGTTGAACACCAGCAAGGTCATATGCCACCAAGTTAGGCATAGATCTTCTAATCAATGAGATTAGAACAGGGTCAAAACCAGCAACAGGGCCAGTTGCTGTTGCACCACCAGAGAAACCAGCACTTGAACCAGTGTTAGTATTTACTGTTGGAGCTTCTGAGAGGAATGATCTTTCCTCATTTAAAAATCTTTCTTGGTTCTCAAGCAAGACAGCAGTTACCGCTTTACGATGATTGTCCTTGATTTCATCAATTCCATCATGCTCTAGAAGGGGCTTCCACTTCTCTTGCAATTGTTCTGCGTTGCCAAACATTTGCGTTTTTACCTAATAAGTTTACGTTTGATTAATTAACAAGTTGAGATTCACTTTTTAGTGGCATGGGATAGTGCCTGGATGTATGCCGCCATACTACCAGAAACATCTGGTGATGCAGCGCTTTCGTTTAACACTTCCGAGTCACTTCTTTTTGGAGCAGTCTTGAAATATGACTCTTTTAGAGTCTCAAGCTTTTCCTTATAAGATTCTTCACTTTCAAACTCAACACCTTCGGCAAGTGAAGCGAGCTTTTCCTTCTGAGTGCTTGATAAGCCTTCAGAAACATCGGAAAGGATATTACCACCTGTTGCCTCGGAGAGACTCTTTGTGATAGCTATATTTTTCTCGATTTGCTCGTTGAGTTTTGATTCCATTTCGTCAAGTTTGTCTACCATATTCTCAACGACATCATATTTATCTTCAGGGATTGATACATAATGATCTTCAAATAGACCTCTCATTCCTTCGAGGAATGATTCAGTCATTTCGGTTCTAATTCCACGCTCTACTTGTAGTGCGTTTTCTTGTAACCACTCATCTGCGACGTACTCTAAGTAAGAGTCAACACGCTCGATGAGTTCGTCTTTCATGCCTTCGACCTCTTCTACGAGCTTTGCTTCGTAGTGAGCTTCCATGGCCTCTCTAAGTTCGGTAACTTTAGACTTTAGAGCAGCCTCGAAAATTGTCTTAGCTTTCTCTCTAAACTCTTCGGAGAGTTCCTGACCACCGAGAAGTGCATTAACATCGTCATCGATGTCTACTTCATCAGTGATTTCGGGAAGTTCTGTAACTTCCTCTTCCTCAGCAACTACTTCCTCTTCTGAAGTTTGGTCTTCTGCAACTACTTCTTCTTCAGTTTCTGCTTCTTCCATTTTTGGAGCTTTAGGAGCTTCTGATTTAGCCATAACACCTTTTACTGATTTTAAATTTGCTGCATATGAACCTTCACCAGCTGGATCCTTTAATTTATTAGAATCGTCTGTTGGTGAATTATTTTCTGGAGTTGGGCCACCGAGGTCTTCATAACTCACGCCTGCCATGGTTTGCATAGGCTCAGCTGGTTTGCACCCTTGGTTACGGCGTTCTCCATTTCTTGTAAATTTTTCCCACGGGACATTTGAACTCTCCGAATTACCTTTTGTATAATCTGTTTTTATTTATATATTTAAAGATTTGCTAAGAAATCTTCAAAGACGCTTAATTTCTTTTCGTCTAATTTGTTTTGATCAACTAGAGTGTTGATACGTTTGTATGTTTTAGTTGCAATCCTCTCACGAAGTATGCCACCATCCCATACCCAGTCCTTTCCTTCCATAATGCCGTCTACGAAAGCATCTGGAGCAGAAGGATCTGCAACGATATCAGCAGCAGTAGCAAGAGTAAAATCTTCTCCTACCACACTGTATCCTTCGTTAGTCTTATTTAAAGACCCTACACCTCTTGATGAAACACCAAGTTTAACACCTTCACCTAATAAATTAGATGCGATCTTACCCATTGGAGTGCTAAGAATCTTTGCTTTTCCTATAAAGTTATTTCCACTTTCTTTAAGGGAAACAATTTTATGAGATACTCTGTCAAGATTAACAGTTGGGCCATCTGGATGACCTAACTCTCCAAGGGCTCTACCTTTCTCAACAAAGTTTTCGTTGTATCTATTAACTTCACGCATTAACGTTTGTTTTGGATACATTCTACCATTACGATTCTTCATTTCACTTTGAAGGAATACTCCTTCAATATACAGATTCTTCTTACCGTTGCGACTTTCAACAATAACTTCAACCTGTTCTATTTCTTCTCTAATGAGTTTCATTATTGTGCTCCTGATATTTGAACCTGTTGTGCAAATAATTGACCAGCAGTTGTATGGTCAGTCACTGCTGAAACAGCCAGTTGTCTTCTTGCCGATGCAGCAGTTACAACTGCGTTATCGGAGTTAAGAACTCGACTGTCATGATCAATTGTCAATTCTGCACCAAATTGTGCATATCCAATTGTTCTAGCTTCTTGTATTGAAACAATTTTTGCTGTCGTATTGAATCCAGTTACACCTGTGACACCAGATATTACGACCACATCATTAACTTTGAATGGATTACCCATTCCTTCTGGGAGTGTAATGACTGTTGCAGCTCCCTTCGTAATTCCAGCAACTCCGATAGAACTAACTCTACCTAAATTTAAAGTTGCAGAACTATTTGCAGGGACATAATAATCAGTTGTAGTTGCAGGCCCAGTAGTTCCAATAGCTACATGTTGACCAGCGTTTTTAGCAACAACTCTAAGTGTGTCCGATTGTACTGTAAAAGTTTGTGAAGCACTTGTTTGATTCGTTGCAAAACTAAAACCAGCGCCTACAGGTTGATGTGCCATTTACTCTTCCTCTTCGGTTTCTTCAGCATTATCAAGTTCACCAACTGTTTCTGCTTCTGGTTCTACATCTTCTTCAGATTCAAGTTCATAACCCATCATCGCATTCGTAACCGCAGGCTTCAGAGCATCTATTCTTGCGGTAGCCTTCTGCATTAATTGAGTTTTTATTGAATCACTAATTTCAGATGGAGATTCATCCGCAATCATCAAGTTCATTAATTCATCCATGAGATAAAAATCCTATACCTATGTTTTATTTATATCTCGCCACCTTTGGGAGCTTCTGGGTCTTCAGTTTTACTTGTATCAATCTCTGGTTCGTTAATCGGTTTACCAAGATTATCCTTATTACCTTGTGCATCCATAGCCATTTGTGCCATTTGCATCTCTTGTTCAGTTGGCGGTATAAGTCCAGCCTCTCTTTCAGCAGCGATTAATTTATCCTCTTCATTGATTTCACTATCAGTTTGACGTAAAATCTTACGACGTATGTAGTCTACTGAGTAATACTTTCCGATATAAGGGTCAGCAGTTGCAACTAGTCCTAATCTCTCTTGCATTAATTCTGCATCTTTAAGTTCAGCAAAATGATTATCATATAAGAAATCATACTGAATATGATCACTCATTCTTTCCCATTCTTCTGGTGTTACAATATTTTTAAGAATTAATTGAGTTTTAAGAATATCATGAAAAAGACCACTAAATCTTTTTCTCATTCTTCCTACAAA